AACCCGAAATCAATCTGTTGAGCGACTATCAGATACAGCAATGGATACGAGATTACATGGTAGCTGCATGCAAGATGATCATTGGCGAAGCACGTGAGAAATTTGGCACTATTGCCGGCCCACAAGGTGGCGGCACCCTAAACGGCACTGCCATGAAAGCCGAAGCTCAAACACAGATAGATCTATTGCTTGAAGATCTTCGCAGGTACATCGACGGAGCACAGCCTATCACCTTTGTGATTGGTTGATCATGAATCCAACTCTGATAGTAGGTTGCAGTTTTGCTGGAATAGCAGCAGGATATTCCCATCCGGCTCCTACAGTCAATCTGGAACGATTTCATTTTTTTGGAGATGCTGCTGCGGGCAATAGGGCCATAGCAGCTAGACTACGACACCAACTGCCCAGGGGCAAATACGATCATGTGGTAGTCATGTGGTCCGGAATAAATCGCATAGATATTCCAATTGAACGAACCGTGCATGAAAAATTGCCGGACGCGTATCCATATGTGTCAGTATTGGAAGATTGGGCCTGGTACCTATCCGGTGGAATGGGCAGCAGTTGGCAATCAGATGACCACTGTCCAATACAGGTTAAGTCTCAATTCCGAGAGCAGTATGTGAATCAGACACCAAGATCTGCCACAGATACCACCCTAGCAGCCATCTTAGAAACACAAGAACTGCTAAATTCTCGCAACATCAATTACACCATGTGTTTTATCTACGATATACATCAAAGCTATGATGAAGTAGTAGACAAGGTGACCAACACCCATCGCCGCAACATAGGAACAGATCGTTGGCCACGCTGGCTGGCATTGGAACATTGCCTGGGCAAAATAGACAACACATCCAGCTTGTATAACATGGTAGATTGGAACAAATTTACTGTGCCTGTGGCACCATATGAATACTGTGCCGAAAGAAACATGTTGCAAATTGATCAATTCCATCCTACCAGTTTTGGCCTGGCAGAATGGTTTGACACACAAGTGGGATTCAACATAACCAGTTGAGTTGTTGATGCTGACAGCATGTGTTATAATGTGCTATGGCAGATTTAATGATTGACATCGAAGGATTAGGTACTGGGCCAGATACCACTATCCTAACCATTGCAGCCCAGAGTTTTGACCCTCTTGGATCGGGCTATCACGAACGATTCTACTATGCAAGGATTGACTTAGAAAGCCAAGCCAATCGCAGCATACAACAAGGTACCATAGACTGGTGGGCGACGCAACCTGAACAGGCCAAAGAAGAAGCGTTCGGAGAACAAGGGCGCATACCTTTAGATCAAGCCTTGGATGAGCTGGCCAAGTTCATTTGGCAAAGCAAGTTGATCTGGGCCAACGGCCCCACTTACGATATGAACATCATTGAGCATGCCTACAAAAGCTATGGTAAGCCCTTGCCCTGGCAATTTTACGTGGTACGCGACAGTCGTACCATATATAGTTTGTGGCCCGATCTACCCCGTCCTGCTACCAGCCATCATGCACTAGAAGATTGTCGCAGGCAGATCGACATGTTGCAAGCCACATTGAAACATCTCAACGTCAAGGAACTGAAATGAACAATGCTGGACAATTTTACAATGTGTTTACTGACGTTGAAGTAGATAAGTGTGTTCAAATTTTAAAAAATGCAAGTCCCACAAAAGTACATGGAAATTTGTGTCATGGGGTTGATGAAAAAAACACAAAATATTATCTATGGTTTCAACGAAAAATTTTTAATCGTGTTCAACAAATATTTGGTGATGACTTAATTTTGATGTTTGGAATGTATCTGATTGAAAATACCCCTTGGAAAATACACACTGATGCTTACCATGCCACAACTAGGCCAGGACTTGTATCAGCGTATTCAATGTTGATTCCTGTTAGCGTGGATTTTGACAAGAATTTAGTGGATCAGAGTCAGACCATTATTTTCAATGAAGAATTAAATGACAATCAGGCGCTAGTAAATCTGCCAGATCTGTCAGATGACCCTGCAAGTGCAATGAATATATTTGATGAATGCCTTAGCCATAATTCAGAGAGTTTGGTGCGCAAAGTAACAGTGAATCAACAATGTCAGTGGCAAGCAGGTAGTTTGATATATTGGAAAAGTCAGATGTTACATGATACTAAAAATTTTTTAGCTGATGGGTATAAATCAAAACAAGCCATTGTAATACACACAGGATATAAAAAAACATTAAAGGAACCGGCATGATTATAGGCATCTGTGGATTCATAGGGTCCGGCAAAGACACAGTGGCAGACTATCTCACTAATTTCCACGAATTCCGTAGAGAAAGTTTTGCCAACAGCCTCAAAGATGCTGTGGCACAGGTGTTCGGGTGGGACCGAACCATGCTGGAAGGGCGCACTAAACAGGCCCGTGAATGGCGCGAGCAAGTGGATCCCTGGTGGTCAGATCGTTTAAAAATGCCTGAGCTCACACCCAGATGGGTGCTACAGCATTGGGGTACAGAAGTATGCAGACACGGATTTCACGACGATATTTGGATTGCCAGCCTGGAAAACAAACTGCGCCACAGTCAAGATGATGTGGTGATTTCAGACTGTAGATTCCCCAATGAAATTGCGGCCATCAGGCGAGCCAATGGCCTGGTTGTGAGAGTAATACGTGGTCCCGAACCCGAATGGTATGATTCTGCTCTAGCATTTAATCACGGGGAGAATGGGAACATGCGATGGGCCACCAGTAAATCGCAGTTGAACAAGCTCAAGATACACGCCAGTGAAACTGCCTGGGTGGGTACCAAGTTTGATGCTGTGCTGGACAATAATGGATCACTAGATGACTTGTATCTGCAGATACAGCAGCTGACTATACGTCCGGCTCAAGGTCCCCAGCTCGCCAAGGCAAGTCAGATCTAAGCAGTTCTTCCACACAGTTTTTGCACACTGATTTGAGATTTTTCAGTGCTGCATTGTTGAGATCACCATCCTGATGATATACTATGATCTGACTGGCGTATCTAGCTCGGAATCCGCAGCGATCACAGCTCATCTTCTTTTTATAGCCCGCTGATTTCCAACGCGGCTCCCGTGGCCGGATTCCACGATTCTTCCTTGCACATGTTTCACAGCGTTTTCGATAATGCTTCACGTCCTCACGGATGTAATTAACAGCACAGGGCCGTTGTCCGCAGGCTTGACAGATGGGTCTCATGAGATATTTATGCCATGGACCTTTGCCAAAGGGTGCTGTATCATGGTATTTTTTGATGTTGCCCATAAATATCAGTAACTTGAAAAGGAAACCACCATGGCTTTAACATCACCCGGCGTAGAAGTAATTGTAATTGACGAAAGTCAATACATTCCATCTGCGGTCAATACCGTACCTTATTTCGTGATCGCTACCGCACAGAACAAAGTGTCCAGTGACGGCGTCACAGTGGCAGCAGGTACCACAGCAGCTAATGCTAACAAAACTTATCTCATCACCAGTCAGCGTGATCTTACAGCTACATTTGGTGTTCCGTTCTTCTACAACACCACAACCGGCACTCCAATCAATGGTTATGAACTGAATGAATATGGACTGTTGGCAGCTTATAGTGCATTAGGTGTGACCAATCGTGCGTATATACAACGTGCAGATATTAATCTTACTGATCTCACAGCCAGTTTGACTCGCCCTACCGGCAATCCGGCCAATGGTGCATTCTGGTTAGACACTTCCGTATCTGCATGGGGAATCCAAGAATGGGATCCAAACAACAATACATTCACAGTACAGACTCCATTGGTAATAACCGACACTGCTGATGTAGTAAATTACGGTGGTGGTGATTATACTCCCCAACAATCAATCGGCAGCATCGGCGACTATGCAATATCCGCCGTGTCCACGCATTTAAACGGTTATTACAAAAACAGCAGTAATACATGGGTGGCACTGGGTTCTCGAGCCTGGCAAACATCGTATCCTACCATAACCGGCACCAATGCTCCCAGCAGCTTGACTGTGGGCTACAATATGTACATCAACGGAAGTTTGGTCACTGTGGGAGCAACAAACACTGTGACCGGATTTGCAGCAGCAATTAACACAGCAGCTATCACCGGAGTTACAGCAGCCGCGGTCAGCGGACAGCTGAACATCTATGCTAATTCTCTTGCTACCAGCGACGGCTCCACTGCCGGCGAAGGTCATGTGGTTATCCAACCAGGTCCAAATTCTGGCGCAGCATTGCTGACCTTGCTGGGCATTACCGAAGGTGAATATTATACACCTATATATTTTCCAGGATACAGTTATCAAGCACCACGTTGGAGAACCACAGATGATGTACCTCGCCCATACGGATCTGTGTGGAATAACCTCAGTGCCGCAAATAACGGTCTATCTTTATCACTTAAAAGTTACAGTACCGCATTAGATTTATGGATTGCACAAGCAGTTCCTGCATATTCCGGCGACGCGACAGCAATTTTTGGATTAGATCCAACTGGCGGCGGTAAAAATATTCCTATTGGTACAACCTATGCAGCCTATACTGCTGAACAAGTAACTTATAATCCTAATGAAGTTATGTCGTTTGAAATTTTTGAACGTATAGCATTGGGTGCCACTATTGTGACAGGAACAACTACTCCTACTGGGACAGCATTTGTTGTGGGAAATACTTTCACATTATACGCAACTGAAGCTGGATCCTCAGTAACTAATAGTGCTGTCGTGACCATTGGTGGCACTGGAACTGTGGCCAACTTTATCAGCGCAGTCAGTGCAGCCGCGGTTCCATATGTGAGCGCCAGTGTAAATTCTGCAGGAAATATTGTATTCACACATAGTCAGGGCGGAACTATGCAGCTTCTGAATGGTACCGGGACTCCTGTGACCACTGCAGGATTTGCAACCGGCAGCACCCCTAAAGTAAGAGCATCCAATTTAAATGCCGGAAGATTAGTGCTCAGTAACTTTGTGACTTCTACATTGTTCACATATACTGCAAGTGATACATCGCCATATCAAAGTCCAGCTGATGGTCGTATGTGGTACTACAGCTCTGTGGATGACTGCGATATCATGATCCAAGACAACGGAACATGGCAAGGTTATCAGAATGTCACCAATGATGTACGTGGATATGATCTTACAAATACCAACGCAGCAGGTCCTATTGTGAGTGCTACTGCACCTACCACACAGACTGACACAGCAGAATCACCATTGGTTTATGGTGACCTGTGGGTTGATACTGGTGATCTAGAAAACTATCCCAAACTGTATCGTTGGGAGTCCGCAAGCGGTGTTGATCAATGGGTACAAGTTGATACTACCGACCAAACCACACAAAATGGTATCTTGTTTGCCGACGCTCGTTGGGCACCAAATGGCACCACAGATCCTGTGGCCGATACATTCCCGACTATCACCAGCCTACTGGTCAGCGACTATTTGGATCCAGATGCACCTGATCCTGCACTATATCCTCAGGGCATGTTGCTGTGGAACACACGTCGTAGCGGGTACAATGTGAAGACTTTCCAACTGAATTACTTCACTACCACAGCTACCGACTACACTATCAGTGCTTATTCAAA